CGGAGAGCCTTGAGGTAAAACGTGACCATCTTGTCGGCAATGGCGGTGTCGTCTTGGCGAAGCGTAGTCGCAATTCGCGAAGCGAGCATGAACACCAAGGCGCTAGTAAACAAGGAATCGTAAATGGTGGAGTCGGTGATGTACGCGACGTACTTAATGACCGCTTGCGTTGCGTTCGTGTAAAGGAACAAACCTTGGATCTCGTACTGGATCTCAGCTTGGTCGCAATATTGGTCGTTGAGCGAAGACAGGAGGATAAAGTCAGACGGTAAGGCGTATTTGTAAGCCCAGCCAGACGGATAGTTGCCGCCACCGCCACAGTCGATCTCGCCGAATGGGTCGGAGTTGAACACGTCGGTTTCAAACCAGTAGCCTTTCGTCAAATCGTTGACGAAGCTGTAAGTGCTGGTGTTGGCGATTAGAGCCTGATAAAGCGCATTGCCATAGGTCACGTAGACGTTGGCCGCGTAGACCGTATTAACAGCCCAAGGCGTCGTGCCAGCGGGCAGGCCGTTGGTATTGATGGGATCCTGCGGGACGGCGGTAAGCACCACCGATTTGGTCAAACAATTCCAGTTGTGGGATCGGCCCACTTCTTGGATGGATAGCTGTAAGTTAGCTTTGCAAACGATGGCTGACGTACTGGTCGTGTCGTCAAGGCTGGTGATCGTCGTCGCACCTACCTTAGCCAACGCCATGTTCGCAATGTCCGTGATTGAAATTGTAGATGCCATAAAGAAAAAGAAAAAACCCCAGCACGCTCTACGAGAGAACGGGCTGGGGAACCATATAATCCGATTAAGGATTAGCGGTTATCGGTGAGACGCAGACGGAAGCACAGCGTTTTGCCGGCAACCGGGGTGTTCAGGGTCAGGATTTTGGCCTGAATCCAAACGGGGTCGTCGGTGATAGACGCTGGAGCGTTGAGCACGGTGCCGCCGGTGAAGGAGATGGCCGTGGTCGTGGTGTTAGCCGAGACGCTGACAGAACCCGAGTAACGGGAAGCGTCAGCCGTAACGGTGCCGCCAACGGTGTCGGTATCGCCGACGCTGATGGTAGCCGTGGTAGCGATGCCGTTACCCACAACCGTAGAGTCAGGGGAAATAACCGCACCCTGGCCCATAAGGGCGATCTGGATGATGTCATTAACCGCTTCGTTGCCGGTCATGGTGTAAAGGGCGGTGATGACAGAAGACGAACCGAGTTCGAGAACTGGGTCGTTAAAGCCACCGGGCTGGGCCGTGAGGCCACCGCTGCCGCCAGGGAAGTTAGCGCCGGCCACTTGAGCCGCCGCGATGTTGGATTGGAATGTTGCCATGTTAGTTTGTCCTTTATGTTAAGGGTTGTTATTTAATGGCTTAGACGCTTTCATCGCAATCAATCTCAACGACGCCCTGCTCTTCAAGACGGGTCGCATCCGCGAGGATGACGGTACGCACTTGAATGGCGTGGGAGTTGTCGGGGAGGATGTCGATGCGGGTCTTTTGGTCTTCGCCGATACCCATGAGGAGGAAATCCTTCTGGTAAGCGAAGCATTGACGAACGTTCGAGGTGATCGGGAGGAGCTGGGTACGCACGAAGCGGAAGCCCATGAACTCTTCGACGCGGCCCTTGAACAAAGCGCGAACTTCGTTGTAGAGAACCGAGTTAACTTGATCAACGTTCGTGAGAAGGTTGTTCAACTGTTTCGCAGCGTAGACGAACACGCGGTCAGACTCGTTCACGTCGGCGGCATCGAATTTGAACGAAGCAGCGGTCAGTTTAGCGAGGGTGAGGCCGGTGTTAGCGCCACCGCCGAGATTCACGGCAACCTTTTGGGCGTCGGGAAGAACGGTGGAGGTGGTGCCTTGGGCGCCGGTGTAGTTGGTGCCGAGTGCAGCGTTGATGAGGAGGGTGTCCTTCAAACGGTTGCAAGCGATGCCGTGATTCTTAGCCGTTGGGCTTTGTGGATCAGGGAGTTGACCAAGGAGGATATGGTCATGCTCGTCGATCCAAGTCGTCTTGTCGTATGGACGAGGACGAACCCAGCGGAAGAACGTGGGAATGTCGGACGGCTCAGTTTTCTGAGCGCGGGCCGTTTTTTGACGCATGGAATAAGATTGCGCGCCGATTTGGTCGAAGCGCTTCTGATTGCCAGCAATGTTGTTATCGACTTGATACATGCCGGCCAGACGGTGTTCCATCTGTTGGGCCATGATTTCACGCCAGTTATTATCGAAGGCTGTCTCGTAATGCGGAGGCAGCGTAAGTACGCCAGTAGACATGGTAGTAAAAGATTAAAGTTTAGAAACGAGGTTTACCTATTTTCGAGACTCCGGTTGTCCTAAAAGGATCGGCACTCGAAACAAAATGATTGCCGAGGGGCAACCGGGTCGGGGTAAGCCGAGTGTCCTTGCCATCTCTGAACGTTCATTTGGATATTCATTCTGCTTTCGTCAAGCCATTATTTGCGTTTAACGATTTGGTGATCTCCCGCATGGCAAGCTCGGCGTCGTAAACGTACCGGCCATCGTGCTTGAGCTGGATCGTGGTATCGACATGGATCTTGTAACCGGCTTCGCGGGCGTACCGGCACCACCAGAAATCCTCAGTGAGAAACCGGCGTTTACCGTTTTCCTCGACGACTCCCATGTTGAAGATGTTCCACGCGATACCGCGGCGCGTCTCGGGCGTGTCTAAGTCGTCGTAATCGTCGTAACGCAGTTCGGGATGAGCCGCCACGACAGCCTTAAGCGACTCCACGCTGATTGCCATGAAATCCGTGCCCGTCTCGTAAACCTCAAGCAAGCCGGTGGCTGGGTCGCTCACGCGAGTCCGGTCGGGCTGATTGAGACACATGCGATAAGGGAACTTCTTCAACAGATACATGCCGCCAACGACGGCCACGCTGGGGTCGCGCTCAAAGTGACTGAGCGCTTTCTGGATATGCTTGGCATTGAAGCCAATGTCGGAAGCAATGAATAATAGAACGTCGTAGTCTTCCTTGATGGCTCGGGCGGCGCCGATGTCGCGGGCGTGGGTAATCCCACAGCCGCCGACTTCGTACCAAGTAAACTCCCAACCAGGGATCCGGTTGAGAATCAAATCACCGAAGCCGGCGCGGAATAAACCAGACTCGCCGTGATGGGTTGGGCAACAAATGAGGACTGATTTCATTCGGAAACCACCCCCACAATGTCACGCTCACGCATCATGTGAACTTTCTTGCCGTCCATGTCGAACGGGTCGCCGGCGTACTCGGAGACAAGGATGATGTCGCCCACTTTGAGCGACTCAACCTTGCTGCCGGTGGCAAGCACGGTGGCCTTGTAGAAAGTCTGGTTCTTGGTGTTCTTGCTCTCGGGAATGTAAATCAGGCCGATTTTACCTGGCAGAGTTACAGGCTCGATGACAATGAGGTCGCGGAGTGGCTTAATCATCGACGCACCCCCGAAGATTGACGGGCCATAGCGCCACGGGTGGCCTCGGCGAACATAGCTTGGACTTTTTGTTTCACGGCTTTATTCTGGGGATGGTTAGCGTCCCAATACGCTTTGTTGTCTGGATTCGACTTATTGTGGATGATGTCTTCGGCACGCGCCTGATTGTTCATACCGTCTTCGACCTTAGCGTCGCCGGTGATTAATTTTGGTTCGCCGATTGCAACGCCGATCTTTTGAAAAGCTAACATCACGTCAGCGTTCTTAAAAACGGGGTTGCTCTCTGGATCAATGCCGAACGTGCGAGCCGTGCGTGCAGCCAGTTCAACGCCTTTGTCATACGCCGTACCCTCACGGCTGAACGATTCTTTAACCTTGCGATCCTGTTCCGCGAAGAACTTGGTTTCATAGTTAGACTGCTCTGCCAGTTGCTTCTTGGTCATCTCGACCTGGAGGTTGACCAACGCTTTCACCGCTTGGGGCGGGACGTTATGATCGTGCATGATCTTGGCGGAGGCGGCGGCAAGGTCGTTATTCCAGACTGCATCTGGCAAGTCCGCGGGCTTGGCTATGCCATAACCCTCGGGCTTCTCAGGAACGCCGTTAATCGAACGCATGAGGTCATTGCGGGCCTTCACAACGTCGGGGGCGGCGCCTTCTGGAAGCGGGCCTAGACCTTTCTTGCCGGCGAGCGTCTCAAGATGGGCCATCTTGGTAAACACGTCGTCGATCTTCGTGTGGTTCTTGAGCGAATTACTGAGATGCTTGAGGTGATCAGGCAGGCGCTCATAAGCCTTAGAGTCCACGGTGCCGTCCGATTTCAGCCAGTCCTTGTACCAAGGATCGGTGTTGATCGACGGCGCGGTGCTGGGCTGGGTTGACGGGGTAGATCCGCCGGCGACAACGGTTGCAGGTGTAGTCGTCAAGCCTACGTCAACAACGAAAGGAGGAGCCACGGTAGTAACAGCGGCAGAAGCGGGAGCGCCGCCACCGCCACCACCAACACCACCGTCGTCAGGAGCCATTAGAATTTTGAAAGGATTCATAATTATTCGTTATCTCCTTCCACGTCGCTGCTGCTGGCGCCGACGATTTCTTCCTTGAGAAAGGTCATGTGCGTAGCGCGCGTGGCAATAATGCCTTTCTTTTCCTCGATGTGCTTGTCGATCATCTCAATCAAGCCCGTGGCGGGGTTTTCAGCCAAGCCTTGCTCTTTGCGTTTGCAGTGAGCGGTGATCGGTTCGCCGTTCTTGAGCTTCACGCCGTAGCGGGCATAAGCCTCTTGCGGGCGCCATTTGAAATACCATTCCACAACCTCGGGCGTCTTGTCGCCGAGCATCTTGCTTGCCTTGGGCTTTGCCGGCTCGTTCTTGCGAATCTCGTCAGCCTCACGGCCTTTGATGCCATACGATGCGATGCGGTTACCAGTCGTTACGCCGTCGCTGTCTTCTAAGATAGCTCGGGTGATTTGAGCACGGAAGCTGGAGTCGGCTTGCTCGGAAGCAAACTCGAGGTGGCCAACTTCCGAGTCGTAATTAGCAAGGACAGTGGCCTTGCCTTTTTTGTTCTGAACTACGTCCCCGTTGTCGAGGAGTTCAAACGCTGGTTTCGCTGTCGTTTCTGCACTCATTGTGTTTTAGCTTTTGGTTTTGGTTTTTGTTCATCATCGCGGCGCGCTAGTTCTAGCTGGCGCTCAATGATTAAATACTGCGTGCGGGCGCCGTCGATGTGCGCGGCACGCAAAGGGTCGAAGCGTCCTTCCTTGTCCACGACAAAGATAGGGCCGTCTTGTCCGCTACATTTGCGGATGTGCTCGAGGACTAAACGCTGGTCAGAAGACCGGCGGGCTGATTGACCGAATACTGATTGGAAGGCGAGCGCTAGGCGCTTGGCTTTAGAGATTGTCTCGGGTGAGACTGAGATTTGATCCACGGACGTTCATGTTGAAGACAATAAGCTGATGCCGGAGTCGGCTCTGTTTTATTGTCCGCTCCTACCCATTAGACTGCCGGTGACAGCTTCTTTGAGTTCGGAGGGAGATTTTTCTAGGTCTTTGCCGGCCTTGGCGGCGCCTTGCGCCATTTCCAACGCTTGCTGCGCGGCCATCTGTTGAGCGCGGGCTTGGCGGGTGGCTTGCACTTGCTTGAGCGGACGGAGCAAGTCGGGCGGTACGCCGTAGTTGCGGGCAAGTTCGCGCACCATCGTATCCATGTCGATGTTGTCGAGAATGTCGGGGCGTTCTTGCGCCAACGGCTGAATGACGGAAAGCGTGTTGACCATGCCCTGATTCTGAAGGGCTTTGAGAGCGAGTGAGATACGGCTAGTGATAGCGATCTCAGGCATTGCCAAGGAAGATGATGCGCCGTCCGCGGTTGGGACAAGCAAGGCCTCGGGAGCTGGGCCAAACTTGCCCATGCGGTAAAGGATCCCGAAGGTGCGAGCGAGTAGCGGGTTCAAGAACTCGGTCACACGACGGTCAAAGATAGGAGTGAATTGCTCAAGTTTTTCGCCGATGCGCTGCGCGATCTCGTAAGCGGTCATCTTTTTGTCCGACAACTGCTCCAACATCGTGAACATATTCACGTAAAATGCTTTGTTAATCGAGTCCGCCTTGCGCTGCATATTAACCTCGGCGCTGTTATCGTCGCCAACGGTCATCCACTCACGGGGCTGGCCATTAGGAATCGACGGATCAAAAGTGGTTACCCCGCCGGCGCGTAGATCCACGTCACCTTCGAGATAGTCGGGATAAAGCAAGCGTGGGTACGCTTTAAGTTCTGCAAGCGCGTCACGGTACTGCGACACGTAATTGATCTGGCGGGCGTCAGGAAGGGCAAGGAACGCCGGCGAATAGCCCCAAGGCGAGTCAGTGCCCCACTTGTCAAAGCGACTGACGAGGTACGGCATCTCGTCGTAACCGGACACTTGCACGGTCTTGATCTCGTCCACGTTGATGTAGACCGAGGCCCATGGCTTGTTCTCGCCGTCCATGCGTCCCATGACGCGCTTGGATTCTTCCCGCGGGAAGCAGGCGTGAACGAACTTCCATTTGCGGGTATGCTGCGCGGGCTTCTCGTAAGCCTTGGCGATCTTCTCGCCCACGTTTTCGATGCCGAACCACTGCACGGCCTGGCGAGTGGTTAACTCGAACGAACGGCGCACAGAGTCCACGATGCCTTCATCGTCTTCCTCGATGGTAATGTGCCAGGCCTTGAATTGACGGAAATTCAGTGCGGTCTTTTTACCTTCCTCAAGAAACATGCAACCCGTGCCACACGTGGCTAGTTGCAAGTAGTCGAGGTTGATCATTGCGTAGAAGTTGCTGCGAGCCAACTCGCGCATGGTGATGTCCGTGCAATGGGACAGCCATTGAGCTACTTCGTCTTTTTGATCTTCTTTGCCGGGGACGGACAAGAACTCCGGTGGCTCGAAAGCGCCCCATGGTTCTGATGAGGGAGTGAGCCAATTCCGTTGACCCGAGCGGAGCGTTTGCGCGGCTTGGATGGCGGTCGTGTCATAAATGCGGTCAGTCCAGCCCGTCGTGCCTTCCGTCTTTTCGGTGTTTACGTTGGATTGCTGGGGCAGAAAGTAGTCATTGATCGACTGCCAGTTGGTGTCGAACGTAGCTTCACGAATCGCCTTGAGCGAATTGAAGCGGTTGAGTTGCTCTTTTGCCAGTGGATCAGCGGACATGTTAGTAAGCCTTCATGCCACTAGGCTTCACAGGTTGAGTGCCCATCATGCCAGGGGCGGCGGTGCCAGCCATGCCAGACATGCCAGCTTGGGGCTTATAGCCGCCAGTGTCGCCGGCGTAGATTGTTTTCTTGATGCTTTTCTTGAGCATCTGCTGCTGCAACACGTCTTGCTGCGCTGCCATGACTTCGGGTGAGCTAGTTGTCACCGGAGGCGCCGGCGTAGGTACGGGCGCTTGCTGAATCGCTTGAGCTTGGCTACCACCGCCGCCACCGCCACCACCCATGAAACGGAAAGCGTGCGGAGGAAAAGAAAGAATGTTCAAGTTCATGGAATTAAGCCGGTGGAAAGGTTGCGTATTCTGCTAGCTTCGTAGAAGCGTAAGTCAAGTTTTCCGTCAAGCATACGTTCCCAAGCATACCAAGGTAATTCGTATGGCTCCATACCAATAGCACCGCGGATATTACCAGCCATAGCATGAATATACCAGCAATCGCAATCACTAGGGTTAAAAAGGTATGTAGGTTCCGTGATACGAACCGCGGGTGCATTTCGAACCACCGGGCGACCCATAAGGAAAAAATCGGGAGTGCTGTAAACAAAACCGTGCATGCAGTGCCAACGGATGTACCAATCGAATGTCTGAGGCTGCGGATGGTTGGTGTACTTTTCGGCAATGGCTTCATATGGCGTCATGGTTAGTAAGCAATTTCAACCCATGCGGAAATTGTAAATCCCGAGTAACGGGTTGCTCCGCTGGCGTTTTGTAATACAACAACAATCTCGTTGGCCACGCTGTTGCTGTTGTCGTAAAGATTGTTCACAATAAAACCGCCGCTATCAATAAACGAGATGCGAAGGCGGTTAGAATACCCGTCAACCAATGGTGAATAAAGGTAAAAGGTTTGAGTGTCGCCAAAGCTCCTGTCAGCTGGCAGCACAAAATTAACCTTCATGCGGTTACGCGGAACAGGAGTGTTACCGTTAAAACTGCTTCTGCCCGAGCTTGTCAGCGCTGTAAACGTGTCGGGCGTTAATTGATCACCAAATGCGTTTCCTGATCCGTTGATGACAACCGTGTTGCCGCTTCCTCTTAATTTGAATTGTCCGTAATTATTCATCTGTTCGCCTGTGCGAACTCCGATTTCAAACGTGCTTTTGGTTACGGTATCGGCGTCGATCCAAATTCCGCTTGAATCAAATCCACCAAACCAAGCAGGAACTCTAAACACGTTTTCGCTATATTGCAGGCCGGTCGCTCGATACCAGAAACCCCTTCTGACACCTCCGCCGGCATCCAGCGCAGTGATGTTGAACAAATTACAATCCCAAGCGCTTCCTTTGGTGTACGTGCTTGCGGGTAACGTGTAATTATCCAGCGAATCAAACACCACGCCATTGGCGCATTGATTGATAAAATTTACGTTAAACTCATTTCCCTCAATGGTGGCTAATGAACCACTGTCGCTGTTCAAATTACAATAAATGCGGATCCCGCTTTTGCATCCAGCGATGTAATTTACGTGGAAAATGTTATCTAATGTTGATGAACCGGCGTCATTGCAGCCAACGGCAATTCCGTCGCCGTTTAGATCGCCAGAAATCAATCCGATGTAAAAGCGCGCGGTGCTGACTTTATCAACCTTGACCGCAAAAACGCTAAACCCGCTAAAATTAGGCAGAGTCCAAATTCTGTTTGCGTCAAATGGGCCTTGGAATCGCATACCTTTACCCGTTCCCAAAGTAGTCTTGGACATAACAGCCGATGCGCTACCCGTGCTAATCCCGACGCTGGAATAAACAACAACTTCGTCAGACAACCAATACTGTTTAGAAAAAACTACTTCGGCAAATATGTCGCCACCAAAATTACGACAGGCTTCAAAAGCCGCTTGGATATAACTCTTGTCATCCACTTGAACGCTTTCGGTACCAGTGCCAGCGCCCCACCATTCCACGGGGCATTTAGCGCCACGATAAGCCATGCGAACCGTGCCGGATCCGTAGAACAAGCGCTGAACCGGAGCGACGACCGCCTGGTTGAACGTCACTTTCTTGCCTGACGCAATGGTAAGCGCACCACCGTCAAAGCGTGTAGATGCTGAAAGTGTTATGTCGCTGCCGACGTAAAACGTGCCGGCAGGAAAAACAAGGACGCCGCGGGCTGCGTTTGCAGCGGAGTCGGCGTTTGCAATGGCGGTGCGATCATCTGTCGATGCGTTGCCTGTTGCGCCATAGTCGCGCACGTTGAATACGTTAAAATCTAGCTGGTTGATGTAATTAACTGAAACGTCGCTCTCGGTAGTTCCCCAGCATTGGAAAAGAAATTGAAGCGTTTGACTGGGAGCTATAACAGTCGGCAGCACGCCGTTTGTTTTCCATGTACCGTATTGCGACCAAGTGATCGTCAAATAACCAGCAGTGTTGTTGTAAAGTTCAAAGACGCTTGAGACGTTAGTTGCTCGGTTAGAAGTTGCGGAAACGGTAAGATTAACCGTCAGTGGAATACGGTTGCGGCTAGTAGAAAGGTCAAACGTAACTGGGCCGCCAGTAGGATAGCCAAGCTCTGCCTCTAGCTTGAGCTGCGTGATAGCTGCGATGGAAAGCGTGGCGTTACCACCCTGCACCACCACGTCGGAAATGCTTACGCCGCTATCTTGAATCCCAGTTCCAGACGTATTGCTAAACGTGGCAACACGGCCAACAACTGAGGAGCCTGGGCCAGTTACATTGCCAGTGCCTACGGTGGCGCCTATAAGCGTACTGCCAGAGCGTTTAAGCACTTGTCCGTCACTGACGGATCCGATGGTGAGCTTGGTCGGCCCGCTGGTTTCGTTTATTGCGGTTACGGTGGGCGATGGATACGTGCCGCCAAGTGATCCACTGGCCGCACCGTTAGGCGGCAATGCCGTTGGGATCTGACCGAACGCCGCAGCATCTTGAGCCGCCGTGCCGTTGCTCAGGTTGTTGATCTTACTGGCGCCCATGTTGATCGCGCCTGACATAGTGCCGCCGGCTAACGGCAGCTTTGTATCGTCAGCAACCGTGATGTTCGCAGAACCGTTAAAGTTAACGCCGTTGATCTGTCTGGTGTTCTGAAGGATTGTAGCGGATGCAGCGTTGCCCGTGGTGTTCTGGTTCCACGTTGGCACAGTGCCAGTCAAACCACTATACGGCACACTGCCGGCGCTTCCGGTTGTGTTTTGGTTCAGCGTCGGGATGTCTGAGGGGTCAATGGCTCGGAACGCAGGCAAACCGGATCCGCTGATTGGCCCCATGAAAGCCGTGTGAACCGCGGTGTTCGTGTGCAACAATGCCACTTGCGGGTTCGGATACGTGCCGGACAACTCGCCGCCGGCTGCACCGGATGGCGGTAAAGAGCTAGGGATCTGACCAAACGCAGCCGCATCACTCGAGGCCGAGCCGTTGGCTAGTCCAGTGATCTTGTTGGCACCCATTGCAATGGCGCCCGTCATCGTACCGCCGGCGAGCGGCAGCTTGGTCGCATCGTAGACCGTAATGTCCGCGGCGCCCGTGAAGGTTACCGTGTTGATCTTTGCGCCAGGGTTGAGCGCGGAGGCGGTGCCAGCGTTGCCCGAGATGTTCGTCTGGTCGCCGGTGTTGCTGCCGGACACGTTTGCAGTGCCATTCACGGTCAATGCAGGCGTTCCAGTGCCCGCGGTAAGGGTGACGCCACTGTCCTTGATTGCCGTGCCGCTAGTGCCGTTAAACAGCGCAACGTGGTTGTCTAGGCTTGAGGCTGGGCCGTTGACGTTGCCGGCGCCTGATGGTGTGCCACCGATGAGGGTGGTGCCAGAGCGTAACAAGTACTGCCCGGCGTTGATGTTGCCGAGTGTCAGCGTCACGGTGTTAGCCGTCATGCCCAGCACCGTGGGATTCGGGTAAGATCCACCGAGGTCACCGCCGGCTGCGCCCGTAGGCGATCCACCGCCGCCACCCGTGCCAGTCGTGCCCGTAGGCGTCGAGAAATCCGGTTGACTGCCCGCGGCGGTGCGATCCGTGGATGTTACGGTGTCGAGGTTGGTAAGTGGTGTGTCAGCCATTAGCGTAAGGCGACGGGGCGCCTGCCCATTGAATACGTCTGCTTCGAGGCTCCACGCAAGACCTTTACGTCGTGTGCGGCGCTGGTAAGGCGCGCAAACGACGTTCCCTCGATCATTCCTTGCCGGTACGCTTCCGCCATGGTGCGGAGGGCGTCGGCTCCGTGACTGTATTGGTCGTGGACTGGCTGGTCGAGGATGACGCCGGACGTGACTGCTTCCTTTTTCCGGTAGTAATCAAGGCAGTCAATGCCGGTAGGCATTTCGATTTCCCCAAGCGTCCACGTGGCCGAGCAGTTTTTTTGATGGAGATACACTCGGTCGAGCAGGGCGCGAAGTTCGTTAATGCCCAGCCAGAGGTCAGGCGTGCGAGGAACGACTTTAATTGACTGAAGGCCGGCTTCTCGTAGGTAAGTAACGTATGTTTTACCACTGGGGCCGCGGGTGTCGGCGTCGTGTGGCAGGTAATTGACTTTGATCGTTTGCTCATAGGTTGCGCCCCACTCGGCAATCTTCGCCGCGTAGAAGGCTGGAGGTTGTCCGTTCCGACTAAAGTAATCAAGGATGCAGATGTCGCGTCCAACGAACTGCACAAGCCATATTGCCGTAAAGTCCGATTGGCCGATGTCCCAGAAGGTAAAGAGCGGGCAGGTTTTGTCATAGTTGAAATTAGAGATCCGGTTTTCCTTTCTCATCTTGTCCATGTGCAAACCGTAAATCGCGTTAGCCACGCTCTTGGATACGTCGCACTCCATCTGTAAGTCATAAGCCACTTCGCCCATTTGCTTCTTCATGCTCTCAAGTTCCTCGTCGGGCAGGATCCCGCTTTCACTGGCGCGCACTAGCATGCTGAACCACTCAGGGTCGTTTTTGTTTTCTTCGTAACGCTTAAACAGGTTGTGCCGGCCCTTGAGGATACCCATCCACACCGCCCACCCCTTACGGTCTGACAGCGCTGGGCGTACTGTGTCCCAGACCTTCGGTGCTATCTCGTCGCACTCGTCGAATACGATGCCGTCGAGGTAAAGACCCATGGCACGCTCGTTGTCGGCGCCGTAGATCGTGACTCGAGCGCCTGAGCCTGGCATCTCAATGGCTAACTCGCTTTCGATTACTTTGACGCCCGGAATAGGCTGCGAAAAGCGCTTGAGATACTGCCAGGCGATGTCTTTGCCGCGGACTCTGGTCGGAGCCATGTAGGCGAATCGAGGCTGGGGGAGTGTGCAGAGGGCTGCACGCCGGATGAGATCATTGATCGAGCAAACAGTTTTGCCGGCGCGCCGATGGCAGATGAGCGTGGCCCATCGCTTAGTGCGTGCATGGAAGGCGAGAAAGGCTTTTCTGGGCGCATAGGGGATAACGACGTTGGCCATGGGTACAAAGTGACGGGCAAGGCCACGGATGGCCGCAAATCAAACGGAATCGCCTTCTGTGCTATCCTCCGCAGCCGACGGTACTGCCGCGGCATCCAGCCATTGCAGGACAATCGGCCCACCGCCATCGCCGGTGACTGCTTGTGACGGTTTGCCCCAAGCAATCTCGTGCAGCGTGTTCGCCGCCTTCAAGCGGATGTTCGCGTCAGGGCAGCCGTCGCGTAGTTCAATCATCGTCTCGATGTTCTTCGAGGTCTGCTTCCTCGCAAGCTCACGGACATCGAACAGGGCTTTCGGGCGCCCGCTAGGGTTACCGGACTTTCCTGGTACAAAGGGCATAATTGTTTAGGCGTTGTTACCAATGCCTAACCACTTGTTTACTTCCCTTTAGGATTCAACACAGTGCCAGTGAGGATCGGGTCTTTGCCGTCTACGTGTGCGGATACAGTGATCATGGTATTAAATAGCTTACTGCGATGCGGTTGCGGAGTGAACGGTGAAGAATACGGCGGGCGTGGTTGAGCCAGTAACCGTGTAGTATAGCGCACCACCCACCCAGTTGAACTTCGCTTGGCCGGCAGAGGTCTGCGTGGCTAGCGTGTAGAAGTTGGTGCCGTCGAGAGATCCAGTGATGGTCAACGTGCCGCCGCCGAATGAGCCGGTAGAGCGGAGGATGCAGAGGCCGGTCTTGTTGTCTGGTAATGGCCAAGCGAGTTGCGTGGCAGCGGTGTTAGCCGTGAAGGAGTATTGCGGAGAAAGTACGCTCATGAGCCGCAGAGTG